TAATTTTAGTGCTCGTTGTTATTTGGAAATAAGGTGTTTTGAAAGCCTCACCTTTTCATTCTAGGCTTAGGAATACGTATATTGATTTTATATTTATTTTTGAAATTTGTGCAAGTGATAAATTGGTGGCGTTAGTCTCCCGTACGCCACCAAACACACGCGTGTTAATTACCGTTCAACAGTTTTTTACCCTGTGAAAGTAAATTCTCTTTCATCTTATCGTAAGGTTTACCTTCTTTTTTAGCTATCTTCCTTACTTCTTCATCAACTAACTTAGCGATCATGCTTCCAGGTCTTCTGAAACCTGCCTTTCCCATCGCTCTTATCAGTGTGTATGATTCGATATCAACCGCACAAGATTTCCATTTAGTGATGTCCATGTTTACTCCTTATTTATCTCTGTACTCTTTAGACTCAAAGAATTCAACAAGATTTATTCTTTGTTTTGCAGATCTTCCAGCATTATAAATTTTTTGGAAGATATGTATATAATCTTTTGACGTTGTCCCATGCAGTAACCACGCAGATTTAGTCTTCAAAGCTGTTTTAAATCTCTCATACTGCCATTTTGGATGTCTGTCAGCAATTATATATGCTGTGATTATTTGCCTTTTGATTCTTCTGTCAGTGTTATCAACACCAATCAAAAATCTTTTTAAGGCATTCAATTGACCACCAATTCTATCACAATGTTCAATACCACCAGCGGGTATTTTAAAATTACCCTCTTTAAAGCTTGTAGCAATTGTGCTGTATCTTGATGAAACTTTTAATAAAAGTATCATCGTCTCAGATACTGGTAGTCCCCACTGTTGCATTTTGGATTTACAAATTTTGTAATCCATTTTACCTCTTGCACAATGATGGCCTAAGAAATGATCTAATGACCAATTCTTTCTACCTTGGTTTAGTCTTGCAACATCAAGTGGATCATCAGAGTTAATGATGATGTAAGGAACAGGTAATCCTAATTCCTTTCTGGCCTGCAATGTATGTTGGCCATCCACAACTTCAATGTTTGCATTCACACGTATCGGATCCATTAGATCTTTATCAGCAATTAATTTTTTTAGTTGCTGCACGTGTGCTTGATCCACAGGTCTGTTACCTCGGACTTTTTTGAACATAGAGTAATCCCTAGTTTCAAAAAATTTATTATTTACTGCTCTTGACATGATTTTTTCCTCCTTAAAACAAGATTGAGTAAAATAGGCCACCAACCAAAAACAAAAATACTTTTGGTGTCATGACCATGATTAATAAACAAATAAAAAACATCACAACATTTTTGTTATACATTGGACGCCTCTATATCTGCTTCCTCTTGAAGTGCTGCTAACTCATCGTAAATAAGATCAGTAGCAACAAATTCATTTATAATGTGCGCTGGATGTGCACCAGTTTCAAAATCTAATGAGATTTTTGAAAGTCTTTCTCTTTGATCTTGAAAATGATAATTCTCTACATCCATCTCACCACCATCAGCTGTAAAAAGTTGAGTCTTAGATAAAACATTATCTATATCCTCGATAAACTTTCTAAAAATTGGTGATTTAGATTTAATTGTAATTTTCATAAAACCCCCAATCTCTGAACAGCTTTACCATTTGATCCACACCCTCATGAAACTTAACAGTTCCTGATAATCGATCTTTAACTGTAAGTTGTCTATAAGTGTCACCATTTACTACGAGTGAAAGTTTATTATCTTTCTCATCGTAAGTGACGGAGAACATGTGTACCTTCTCCACTTTTTTTGGTTTTGACTCCCATTCAGGTTTTAAAACCAACGGCTTGTCATCTGGCATATTCAACTCAGCTGACGCACCTATATCTTTTTCGTTTTTCATGATAACCTCTTTGTTAGTATTTAAAAAAAACATCCCATCTATATAAATATTTTCATGGGATATGCAAGGAAAAAATACTATAGGATAATATAGGAATTTATATGAAATTTGTTTTAGTATTGTATGTTTGTTCTATTCTTTCTCAATCATGTGATAATGGTAGAATTCCATCGCTTGAGTTCCAATCACATAAGGAATGCTCGTTAATGGGCTATAAATTAGCATACATGAGTGTATTTGAGATGGAAGATAGAAAGGTAAACATTGAAAAAATTGCCGTAAAATTTGAGTGTAGACAGGTAAATGTGTTTGAAGATTTAATAATTCCTAAGAAAAAACCCAAAGTAGGCGTATAGTTGCATTATCACCACATTTTGATATATAATCTTACATGAAGCTATATCGCGTCCAAGCAAAATATAAAAACATATTAATTGATGAGATGCTTGAGGCTGAGAACGATAAAGCTGCTCTTGACACGTTTAGTAAGAAGGTTGAGTCAGGAGGTGTAACAGAAAAGGATGCTGGTGGTTTTTTAGACCCCGACAGACTTTTCATAACTTTCGAGGAGGTTGACCGAGATGCAACTACAAAAGTTAATATCGGAAAAACTTCAATTGGAGTCCAAGTGGGCCAATCAGGCATTGGCACAGGGGAGAGTAACTCCTGATATGAAGTGGATCGATATAAAGATTAAAGATCTAAGAACAAAGATCAATGATCAAAGTGTTGAAGACGCAAAAAAAGGTCTTTACGATATAGCTAGTTAAACTAGCAAAAAAAATCATTTTTATTCCCAAGGCTAGTGCGCTCTAAATTTTCCAAAAAGCATTCAGTGTCGCATCCAGAATTAAACCCCTGGTGCAGGCAATGCTCCAGAAGTGAGTAAAATAAAATTTCAAAATATTTCATGTGGTATAATAGATTATAAAAAAAATAAGGAGGGCATATGTCGTTTGAATGGAAGCATCCAAACTACTACAAAGAAATGAAAAAACTTAGGGAAGAATCTAAAGACCAGCAGAGCGAAGAGTCTGAAGATCAGGAACATTCCGACAAAGAGGACACTCAGAAGTAACCTTGTGACTCTCAGAGGTGTCATACCAGGTTTTAATTAAACCTGTGCCTTGGCACCTTGGACAGTTATTCTTTGGCTTGACCCCAGCTTCTACCCAGTGCAATGTCGACTTTGAATGGGACTTTGAGATTTTCGATTGCATTTTCCATTACCTCCCTAACTCCAATAATATCACTTTCTTTATCGATAGAAAAGCACAATTCATCATGTATTTGTAATAACGGTTTATATCCCTTTTTATAACAATTTATCATTGCTTGTTTTGTTTGATCCGCAGCAGATCCTTGAATAAGCCTATTTAAAGCCTTATAAGTAAAAGCTCTCCTAATGTTATTACCATAAATGGCTTTAGCCTCCTCGTAATGCATAGCTTTGTTCATTCCGAAGGTTGCAGGCTCCCACATGTCAAATCGGCATTTACGACCCCTTATTGTTCGAATAAACCCATATTTTGAAGCAGAGGTGGTCACAGCTTCAGCTAATTTTTTAACAAATGGTACTTTTGAATGATATTGGTTCAGGAGGCTCTCCGCTCTATCTTTAGAAATACCAAGTTCTTTTGCTAATTTTGCTTTACCCATCCCATAAAATAAACCAAGATTAATAGTCTTCGCGTGAGTCCTGGAGATACCTGCCATGTCAGCAACAATCTGATGAAAATCTGCTGCTTCATTTTTATAGGCTTCGATAAAATCATCAGCTCCCGTAAATTGGTGATCTACACTTGCTGCATAATGTGCAACAAGCCTCGGCTCCTGTTGGCTGTAATCAAAGCTACCCCATTGTCTACCTTCTTCAGGTAAAAATAAACTTCTAATTTTATCTCCATACTCCTTGTTTCTTGCTGGAATTTGTTGAAGATTTGGATTTGAATATGACAAACGTCCTGAAACAGTGCCACCTTGATCAGATCTAAGTTGATTTATTTCTGAATGTATTCTACCTTTATGAACATAACGTTGAATTGAGTCTATAAATGTTGAATGGAATTTATTTATTTCTCTTGCTTGTCTTATTAGTTGCGCTATCGGGTTATCACAGTTTACTAACCAGTTTTGGGTAAAACTTGGTTCTTCGGTTTTCGTTGTCCGTGGGTAATCTACACCTATTCTATCAAAAACTTGCGCAACAGACCTTGCTGCCCAAATATCAACATCCATAGTTGTCTGTTGTTTTATTTCATTTAACACTTGTTGTTCTTTATTTTTGAATTCTTTTTTGAGAGCTGCAGCTTTTTCTTCATCTACCCTTATTCCTCTCATTCTTGTCTCTATCAATATAGGTAATAGCTCCATTTCCATATCCCACACATCATGTAAACTTTGCTTAGATATTTCAGTCTTAAAATGCTGCCACAAACGTAAAGTAAGACCTGCATCTTGTTCAGCATAAAATCCAACGTATCCCGCAGGTAATCTCCATAAATCAGCTTTAGCATCTATACCCCATTCTTTTGCTTTCTCATTTAGGAATGTTTCATTTTTTATTTCTCCTAAATAATCTTTTGCACAGGCATTTAAACTAAAACTAAATCTATTTTCATTTATAAGTGCAGCTGCTATCATCGTATCTACAATTGGCCCGTTGATTTCAAATCCATTTATTTTTAACCAACCAACATCGTAACTTGCATTATGAAATATTTTTGTTGCAGGTGTTCTTAAAATATCTTGCATCCAGGCTGTAGTGATTGCTGAGTCCATGTTACCACCAGCATCATGATTTATTGGAAAATACCATTGTTGATCAAGAGCAGCTACTGCAAATCCAACGATGTGTCCATCAAACGTAGCCCAACCTGCGCCCTTGGTTTTAATATTTGGATCTTTAGTTTCTAAATCGATAGCTATTTCTTTTGCTTGAGATAAATCAGGGTATTCACTTGGGCAAACCCAATCACTATCGTTATAAATAAAATTTAATTGATGTGTCATTTCATTACAAAATTATTTATGATGAAAAAAGCTATAAGAGCTGCGATTAATATTGCAATTAGACCTATGGTCAACATTCCCAACCCTTGAATGATTGTCATTTTTTTTTCGTGTCTTTTAATTTTTTTATTTCTAACTCACAATAATGAATTATCTTTTCTAAATCTTCAATTTTATTTTTGAACAAATACCTGCACACATATTTTATTACGTTACCTTGAAAAAAAGATAAATTATTTTTTGATATAAATTCATATGGTTGTATCGCAAAAAATTTATAGTGACTTCCGCCTACCTGTCTTTCTTGAGGAAAAGCGTCATTGAAAATATCTTTATTTGTCATATTTTAAATTCCTGTAGTATTTTTAATTTTTCTTCTGCATTGGCAATTTTTTCAATTAATTTATCTACCTCATCCAAGTGCTGAGGGTGTTCGCCTATTCCAACAGATTTTTCTAGATAAATTTTTATTGTAGCCTCTGCTTCAGATATCTGTGCATTGTATCTATCAGTCAAGGCATCAATTATTATTTGTCTAAACATAGTTCGCCTCGTATAGTTTAAAATATTTTCCTAATGGAAAATTGTATTGATGATAAGTACCTAGCAAATGCAAACTTCCTTTTGATCTTGTTGCACCTGTGTACCACACTCTCAACTCTTTTACTTTTTCTTGTAGGTTTTTCTTTTCAAAATGGGATGGAAAATTGCATTTACTGGCAAGAACAACGTTATCTGCCTCACCGCCTTTAACCTGATGTATTGTATCAATAGTTATTTTTGGTGGTTGTGTAAGATCTACACCACCTTTCATTAATTTAGAAAAGTATTGTTTATCTTTATCTTTAAATTTTCTTTTAAACACTTGATTCCATGGACCTTTTTC